CCCTCTGACGGCCTTCGTCAGCGAGAGCTTCGAGATGGAATGCCGTACCAAGCCTGGGCAGATCAAGGCCTACTCGAATTGGCGGACGGCGCCGTGATCGATTATCGAGACATTCGAGCTCGGTTGGAGTGGGGTGCGCAAATGTTCGACCTGCAGGAGATCTGCTTCGATCCTTGGAATTCTCGCGAGCTGTCCACGAAGATGATCGAAGACGGTCATAGGTGCACCGAGATCCGACAGGGCTATTCGAGTCTTTCGGCGCCGTCGAAAAAGTTGCTGGAGTTAATCGCCAGCGGCAAGCTGTACCACGGCGGCAATCCGGTGCTGCGGTGGAACGCCAGTTGTTTATCCGTGAAGGAAGCCAACGATAACATGCTGTTTCAAAAACCGGAGCGGCAGAAGAACTCAGCTCGCATCGACGGTATTTCCGCCACCGTCAACGCGCTCGCCCGTGCAATGGTCGCCGTCGAGGCGAATAACTTCCAATTGGAGCTCTGGTAGATGGCCTTGCTGACAGGAGTGTTTTCCGGATTGCTGACCGACTTGCGCGAAAAGCGCAGTGGTCTCGAAAACCCTCAAACGCCGCTGTCTTATCCCGCGGAATGGCTGCTGGATATCTGGAACGGCGGCCGGACTGACAGTGGCATACGAGTCAGTGAGTTGACCGCGTTCCAGGTCAGTACCTTCCTGGCCTGCTGTGATCTCATCGCCGGCGCGATCGCCTCGCTTCCTCTGCACGTTTACGAGCGCCAGATTTCCAAGGTCACTGGCCGCGCAATCCACCAAGCCGCTTATGACCATGATCTCTACGATCTGATCCACGTTGACCCCAATGAGGAAATGTCTCGATCGGTGATGCTGAAGGCTCATATGCTGCACGGGCTAGCTTGGGGCAACGCCTATATCGAGCTGCAGCGTGACAGCGGCAACGGTGTGGTAGCAATGTGGCCTCGCAATCCGTATAAGACCAAGCCGTACCGCGTGTGTCAGAAGACTGTTCTTGAGCCGGTAGCATGGCGGCCGTATCCAGTTACTCTGCAGGCCGGCGAGCTCTGTTATCAGACGACGGATGGGCTGGAGCAATACGACGAAAGTGAGATTGATCACAACCTCGGCGGCAGCCGGTTGATCGCTGCCGCGGACATGTTGGCCGTGCCTGGTTTGTCCTTCGATGGTCGCATCGGGCAATCCACCGTATGGCTGGCTCGACAGACGCTGGGCCTGGCTCTGGCCACTGAGAAGTTTGGTGCGAAGTACTTCGCGAATTATGCTCGCCCCGGTGGAATTCTTACCCTTCCCGTAAACCTCAAAGATGATGCGAAAGAAGCTGCTAAGCGTTCGTGGCAGGAGGCCCAAGGCGGGGAAAATTCGCATCGTGTCGCTGTAATGCCTCCGGGGTTTGAGTGGAAGCCCATGTCCAACAATCCCGAAGAGTCTCAGACAATCGAGACCAGGCGCCACGTCCGCAGCGAGATCTGTGCAATCCTGCATGTTCCGCCTCATATGGTGGGCGACGTCGATAAGGGGCGTGCCAACACCGAGCAGCTCGCGCAGGAATTCATCCAGTACGCTCTGCAGCCCTGGCTGACCGCGATCAAGCTCGAATGGAAGCGCAAGCTCTTCCCTCCTACCTCTCGCGGTAAGAATCCGTACTTCGTTGACTTCGATCTATCCGACATGCTAAGGCCGGACGCCGCGAGTCGTGAAAAGTACTTCGCCACGGGCCGCCAGTGGGGCTTCCTCAACGCAAATGACTGCCGAGCGGTCGAGAAGTTGAACCCGATCGAAGACGAATCCGGAGAACAATTCTGGATGCCGGTCAATATGACCCTAGCTACCACGCCGCTGGATCCCAGCTCGCAAGACGGTGCGGGCAACGGGAAGCCGGATGCCATGCGCAGTCATATGTTCCGTGTGTTTGAAGACTGCGCTGGCCGGATTGCCGCACGAGACAAGCGCGATCTCAAGGCTTTCGAGGGTATCTTCGGCGCTCTTTTGGATGCCATCCGCCTCGACTGCAGGCACTCTGCTCGACGAGAGATGTCCCTGGATGATTTCCCATCGCGAGAGACGGAGCGCGCCATCGCAGACTATCTCGGGGGACTCCGCGATCGCTGGGCCGCCGGCGTCCCGTCTGATCAGATCGAGCCCGAATTCCGCAAGGCCTGGAACACCATCCGTATCGCAGTCTATCGAGAGGCTGCCGCGGCCAAAGCAAAGGAGCCGTCCATTGTCCACTAAGTTGAAGCGCGAATTGCGCACTTGCAAGGGCGTAGAGTTACGGGCGCAGCAGAAAGAAGGGCAGAACTACATTTCCGGCTACGCGGCCACTTACAGCACCCTCAGCGAAGATCTGGGTTGGTGGCGCGAACGGATCATGCCTGGGGCGTTTGATCGCGCGGTCAATGAGAAGCAGGATGTTCGTCATCTGATCAACCATGACGCCAACCAGGTGCTCGGACGGACAGTATCCGGAACTACGGAGCTCAAAAGTGATGTCAAGGGCTTATACTTCCGCACCCTGTTGCCGGACACCAGTTTTGCCAGAGACCTGATGGTCTCGATGCAGCGCGGCGATATCACTGAATGCAGTTTCGCCTTCATCGCTGCTCGCCAGTCCTGGGTCGAAGATGAACTTACTGACGATCCTTCGATGGAATATATTCGTCAGATCGAAGACGTCGACCTGTACGATATCTCGATCGTGACTTATCCGGCCTATCCCGGTACCTCCGCTGAAGTAAAGATGCGGTCGATGTTTCCGGATGGAGTTCCGGAGGAGATCGCGCGGCGCCGTGAGAAGCGCGAATCGGATTGTAACTGCCAGTGTGAGCAGTGTCTCGATGGCGACTGCGAGAACTGTACCGACGAAGACTGCAACGATCCGAACTGCCGCTGTATGCGTGCCGCCAACTGGAAGGCTCGCGCCGAAATGCGACTTAGACTCGCGCAAGCCGAATAACCAAAGTGTCTACCGGAGCGGGCTGCCGCTGCGTTGAATCGTGATCCGGTTTCAAGTAGTAAATCCGCAGGGCGCGGGCCAAACAAACCACAAAGGAGAAAGTTATGTTGCTAAGTAAAGCTCGCGAACTGCGCGAGCAACGAATGAAGCTCAACAAAGACGCGCATGCCCTGCTGGCAGGCGAAATTACGGCTGAAACGCGCGCCAAGTTTGACCAGATGATGGCGGATGCCGACTTGCTTAAGGCCGATATTGATCGCTTCGAGCGCGTGGAAGTCGAAGAGCGTACGGCACCTCCCAACGGTCGCCCTGGCGCAGCTGGCGATCCTGCCAAGGAGCGCGAAGAGCGTCACAAGAAGCTGTTCCGGTCCTACCTGATTCATGGCATGCAGGGCATGGATTTTGAAGATCGCGCGGCTCTGCAGCGCGAATATCGAGACCTCGGTACCGGCGGCGGCAACGCTTTGCAGGGAACTGGCGCGGGTTACTTCGTCCCGGTCGGGTTTGTGGATGAAGTCGAGATGGCGCTCAAGTACTACGGGCCCATGCTTGACGTGGCCACCATTATGACGACCGCGTCCGGCCAGCCGATGCCGTATCCGACGGATAATGACACCAGCAACACCGGTGAGCAAGTCGGCGAAGGTGCGCAGGTCGCAACTCAGGATGTGACCATCTCCGCGGTGCAGTTCGGTGCATACAAGTTCTCCACCAAGATGATCAAGGTGTCCCTCGAGCTGTTGCAGGACAGTGCGTTTGACATCGAGAGTTATCTCAAGGAGAAGTTCGCTATCCGCTTGGGCCGCATCATCAATAACAAGACCACCGTGGGTGCCGGGTCCGGATCCAGCACTATCAACGGCATCGTGACGGCCGCTACTGCCGGACCGATCGCGACGGGCGCGGCCACGAATGATGGCGGCTCTGAGACGGGTGCCACGTCGATCGGTTCGGATGACCTGCTAGAACTGGAGCACTCCGTCGACATCCTATACCGGCGCGATGCCATGTACATGATGCATGACAGCACGCTGAAAGTCATCAAGAAGGTCAAAGACAAATACGGCCGGCCTCTTTGGATGCCTGGTCTGGCGGTGCGCGAACCCGACACCATCAACGGTTACAAGTACGCCATCAACAACGACATGGCGACTGTGGCGGCAAATGCCAAAACCGTCCTCTTCGGCGCGCTGAAGAAATACGTCATTCGCCAAGTCAAAGAGCTCTCCGTGATGCGTCTCGATGAGCGCTTCGCGGATTACGGTCAGGTGGCTTTCATCGGGTTTGCCCGGTATGACGGCAACCTGGTGGATGCGGGCACAAACCCGGTCAAGTACCTGGTCCAGGCCGCGAACTAAACCCTCGGTTCTCCGATTGAATGCCCGGGCCTTTCGGGGCCCGGGGTTTTTTCAAATGATTCACGATTTTTGCGACTTCTGTTTTCGCGCTTTTGGCTGGCAGCCGGACACGCCAGCGATTTGCGTGAATTGCGGACTTCAAAACGTTCGAGAGGCTGCAGTGAAGTCAACACCTGAAACCGCTGTCAAGAAAGCTCCAAGGCCGCGCGGAAAACGTGTGGAGGTCAGATAGATGGGTTATTGCCGACAGCTCGCATTGCCAAGCGCCGAACCTGTCAGTCTCGCGGAAATCAAAAGCTTCCTTCGTTTGCCCGCTGGGTATAGTACTGAAGACGATTTCTTGTTAGCGTCCATCCAGGCGGCGCGTGAATATGCCGAGATCCTCACCAATCGAGCCCTCGCGCAGCGTCAATTCGTGATGGTGCTGGACTCTCATCCCTACTACACTGACACCATTCAGAGCCAGCTCGCCTACCCTCCCAGTTATTACAGTCTGCCGCGGTTCAGCACCACGCTGTGGAACTACTCCCAGATGATCAAATTGCCGTTTTCGCCTGTCATTTCCGTGCTGTCGATGGAATCAGTTGCTCCAGACGGCAGCATCACTACCATGCACCAGGACACGGATTTCGTGCTGGATCGTATTTCCGAACCCGCGCGCATCTTTCCGCTGCCGGGTAGTTACTGGCCTCCGGATCTCTATGTCGCCAACGCGCTGCAGATCACGTTCACCGCGGGTTACGCCACTGATCCCACTGCTGTCGATTCCCATACCTCAACCGGATCCAACCAGCAGCCAAATTCGACCATCGTGTCTGGTATCCCTCAGTTGATTCGACTCGGCATTTTGAACCTGGTCGCCTATTGGTTCCAGAATCGTGGTCAATCCGACGTTCCTCCTGCGATCGAGCGTATCTTCCTCTCGCAGGCCGTTGTAGATTTTGCACCCACGCGCGGATAACTCGAATGAAAAACGTTCCCTTCGTTCAAGTCCGCAATAACTACCCTGTGATCGACGTGGGTCGAATGATCCACACGATCACCGTCCAGCAGCAAACCGTCAATGGCTTTGATGTGGGTGGGCAAACCACGCAGTGGACGGATTTCGTGACCGCGCAGGCGGTAATCGAGCCAGTGCGGGGCACGGATGTTATCAAATCTGGACAGACCACTGCGCAGCTGTTTCTCACCGTGGGCATGTGGTATCAGGCGGGCATAGAGCCAAACATGCGCGTCGTAACGGACAACGGGGCCACGTACCTCATTCAAAGCATAGAGAACGTTCTGGAGCGCAATGTCGTGCTCCTGCTGAACTGCATCGGGATCGGAGACAACGAATGAAAGTGACCTGTATCTGTCCGACGATGCCGAGTCGAGCCAAGTGGCTGGCGCAAGCGATCCAGTGTTTTGAATCGCAAACCTATTCGGATGTGGAATTGATCATCGTGGCAGACGATGAATCCGCGGCGGACCTGGCCGAAGGAGATCATCGCGTTCAGCTCCTGGTGCTGCCTGAAGTGGTGGGCGTCAAGCGTAACTTTGCCTGCGCGCACGCGGCCGGCGACGTGATCGTTCACTGGGATGACGACGATTTTTCGGCACCGGAACGAGTTGCGTTCCAGGTCCAGCGGC